TATATCAGTAAATTAAAAAAATATTATTTATTAATTTTTTGGCATAAAAAAAGGAGGGGTTAACCTCCTTTTATAAATAATTTATTCAAATAAATAATTATTCAATTACTTCATCAATTTTACTTTCAACAATTGCCGTTATTCTCCAATCCTCTGAATAGTTCTCAAAAACTTTGGTAACTTTTGCCTCAACGTCAGTTGGGGAATAACCTTTTACCAATTTTTCTTGTCTGAGTTTTTTAATTTTTCCTGTTTCAGCATCAGGCATGTCTGTCGTAATTTTAGCTACAAAATATTTTTCGTCCATTTTATTGAGTTTTAATATCCCAAATAATCGTTCAATTTTTTCATTAAGTCAAGCGATTTGTTACCATTTGACCCAACTTCTCTTTCCATCCTCATATTTTTCTCATCGTCAAGATTTTCTTCAAAATTAAATCTATCATCAGGATTTAAGAAAAGATACGCACCTGGTGTTGACGGGGATGACACTAAATCAAAACAAATTAATTCAAAGTCATCTTGAACTTCATTTTGTTCTCCAACTTTTTTTAATGACCCAACACCACGAGAAGAAATTCCAAGTGTTACACCTTGTCTTAAATAATTTGCAGCTAAATCTCCTTTAGTAGAACAAACACCTCTTTCATGAAATCCTGGTGAAGTTAATAATTTAATTTTACCCATCAACACAGGTCCTTCCCACCATATATCTGTGATAGCATGAGAAACTCTATCTAAATCAATTAATGATGACTCAGGGTGGTTTAACTCAGATAGAGCGGTTCCCTTTGCAATCATTTTTTTATAATTCTCGGCTTCTCTTTTTAATATTTTTTCAGGATATATTCTACCGTTTCTATTTGGTGTGTTATACTTTTGTAATACAGCGTAAAACTCAAATGGTTTTGAGTGGTCTAACATTTTGTCAGATTCTCTAATAAGGTTTGCGTTTCTGGCTTCAGTTGGGGAAATATATCCCGCATCGTATTCTATTAGAATACCTTTACCCGATTGACCAGGTTTTAGAACTTGCATATTCATTTGTTTTAATAAATAAATATTTAGTTTTTCAACTTTGTAATACAGGTTCTTTTAATTTGTTTGTTTTGCGAAGATGAAACTTAAAATGTTGGTTTTTTGAAAAATTAGATGATATTATATCTTTTGTCATTTTTTTCAAAATATCCTTTAATTTTTTTGATTTGAAATCAATAACAACTTCCTTAAAATATAAATTAATTTCTAGGTTTAAAAATGATTTTTTTCCCTTTACAAGTCCGCTAGCTCTCAAATCCAAATCAACTATAAAATTATCTTCAAAAATGTTTCTGTCTAAAATTTCATAAATTGTGTGTCTGATTGCCCTACTTAAGTTTAGTACTACTCTTGTCCAATTTTCCGAATCTATTATGGGTTCTACCCAAGTTTGAATGTTTAAATATACAGATTTAAAATTTACGGAATCTACTGTGCCGTAAATTACTTTAGCATTTTTAAACCCCACTATCGGTGAAGTTTTTCCCTTTTTCATCAAATTTCCATTTTTCCAAAGTTTATTTTTAAAAAAAATAAGTATATTTGCCTTGCTAGTCAAAAAAAATTGGAAAATTAAATTATTTATATTATATGTTAATTGTAAAATTAGATAAAAATACTAACATTGAGAGAGCTCTTAAACTTTTAAAAAGCAAGGTGATTAAAACAAGACAAACGTCCCAACTTGTAGAAAGAAAAGAGTATGAGAAGAAATCTGTAAAAAGGAGAAAAATGATTAAGAAAGCAAAGTATGTTCAAAAACTAAGAGACAAAGAAAATTAAATATTTTCGTTTAAATTCTTAATTTTGAAGTAAGTAAACTTATCGTACTTTTCTGAAATAACTTTTTCTAAAGTTTCTTCTATTCTTTGCTTTGTTTCTGAGTCACTTGAACTTTCTTTAAGTGACTTTAGCTTTACCGTGACCTCTTCCTTTAAAGTATCAAACTTGGTTTCTAATTCTTTGTCATCTGATTTTAAAAAACTCATAAGTTCTTTTTTCTCAGATTCATTTAGATTATCAACATAATTAGAGATTGTTTTGTTTGCAACATTTACCATTGTACTGATTGGTAAATTAACAACTTCTTTTTTAGGTTGTGATTTTTTCTTAAGAGTTTCCTTAATTAATTTTTTACCTAAAAGTCGTGATTCAATAGTTAGAACATCTGTAGAAAATAAATCATCTATGTGAGAATACTCATTTTTAGATTCTATTCCACTTACCCATTTCTGTAATTTTAAGATTGTTGAATCTTTAATTTTATTTACAGTATTCTCATAAATTGTTATACACTCGTGAATATAATCGTCAACAACGGATTCATTTAGACCCTTGTTTGAATTTAATTCATCGTATAAATAAAAAAGTTTGGATATATTCTTATCCTCCAAAATGTATTTCTTAAAGTTTTTTAATTCTTCTTTAAAAGTTTTATCAGAATACGATTCCAGCATCAACTTTTCAATTTTTGATTTTAATAATCCAAACTTTTTCATTAAAGTTTTCGGGAATTGGAGGTTCTGCACCTCCTGCAGGTTCAGGTGATGGTGGGGCTCCCCCTCCACCAGGAGGCGCCGGTGGGGCTCCACCTGCGGCAGTCGCTCCTGTTACAGAACCATATAACTTATCTACATTATCAAATATACCCGTATGAGTAATAATAGTTGCGGTATTAGTTAATTCAGCACCAACCGCCTTTTCAATTCTTTGTTGTTGTAAATCAAGTTTAATTTCTTCATCACTAAATCCAAGTACGTGTTTTTTAGCCCAAGAAACTGACACAGGTGCAATACCCTCAATCGCCGTAACTGCGTCTTTATATAAAAGTATTTTTTCCTTCCAAACATCAACTTTCAATAAATCCGCTTGGGTCGATGGATTGGTTAAACCTAAGGTGAAGTTAGATAATTCATCTTCAAACCCCATTAAAAACAGGTGAATAATCGCAATCTTATTTAATTCGGCAATCATACACTTTTGAATTCTGTTTATGGTGCGAGCAAAACGTATGTCTTGTAATGACAAATTTTTACCTTCACCTACAACCTCTTCAAAACCTAAAAACGCTTTAGGTACACGTAATGCAGTCAATAGTTTCTTTTGGATGTATTCAATATCAGCGATTTCAGATAAGTTTTGAGCGCCAGGTAAAGTATCGATTGGAGATGCTTGTGCTGGGTCACGAACAGGAATAAAATAATCTTGGTCAACCGCCATTTGATTAAATCTCATATCAACATTACCTGTCTTTGAGTCAACTACTTGGTCACGTTTAAACTTATTTGCAACACGTTGTACATAAGCTTCAACATCCTTATCATCCATATTACCAACAAACACCTTAAACACTCTTCTTTCAGGGGCTCTTGATGTTCTGTATATCAACATAGCATCTTCGGATAATAACAATTGTTTCCAAATACGACGAGCTTTTTCCAACATAGAGGTACCATAAGGGAGTTTTCTATCGTCACCAAGCAATCTAAAGTGAGCAACTTCCCATGAATTAAATTCCATGTCTTTTGCTTTCCACTTAAATCTTAAACCTCTATTTTCTTTTGGTTCATCAACATTTTGAGTTTTTGCCGGCATTCCCCTTTCCAATCTTTCAATCTCAATATTGGGTAACTGCATACAACCAACAACACCTTTTTCAGGGTCTAACTTTAGATATACAAAGTTATCTCCATACTTACAAGTGTTTCTTGTCCACATTGGTAAGTTGGTATTAAGGTCAAGTGCGTTATTAAATAAATCAGTTAAAATTCCTTTTATTCTTTTTGATTCAGAATAAATTTGCAACATATAACCATTTTGGTCTACAGTTGTTGATTCTTCTCCGTATATGTCTAAAGCTGCAGAAATCTCTGGAGTATATTCCATACTCTCATAGTCATAAAATGAAGCCAAACGAGTTGGTTCATAATATACGGCTTGTGTATACAAATTACTCTCAATCTTCGTCCATTGGTTTGCCAAATAGAAAGTTTGTTGAGCTTGTAAAAGTTCTTTTTCATATTCTTGTTTTGAAGTGGTTTTGAGCAGCTCTTTCTTATCAAATTTATATGTAGGATAATCTTGATTTAACTGAGCGTTAGGTCCAAAAGCCCTTGTTAACCTCTGCCAAACTGTATACTGATTGTTGTTATTTTCCATTTTAAAAATTTAGAACTTACTATGGATAATTAAATAGTTTAGATTCTTATAAATATTATCTACCACCAAATAACCACGCATATTTCATATAATCGTCTTTACTAATATTATTACCATTAAATTGATTTGGTCTATCTGTTGAAACCGGTATGACCGGATTAAATGCAATTTGAGCACCAACATTTTCATTATTACTAACAGACCAAGATTCAATCATAGCCTTTGTTTGTTCTGTTACTTTTGTAAGTTGTGAAAATGATGATTCCGCAACATAACAAGCCATGGCGATAGACATAATTAAGTCATCATGGTGTCCTTTTTGGTGGTCAGGTCTTCCGTTAATGTAAATGAAAGTGTTCATCTCATTGAATAATCTATTACTATAGATTCTAAATTTGTGTCTCATGGCCTCCTCAAACGAGGCAATGATTTGAACTCTCTTGTTATTAAAATTAATTCCTGGTATCTTTTCCGCGGCTTTTGGGTCCCATTTCCATTTGTTAGCTACGTCAACACCGTCAACATACAGGTTTTTATACCCCATCTCTTGTAATTTTCTTGATGTTGACACACCCATACCACCAGTTATATCAATCACAATAAAACATGAGTACATACTTGCCCATTTGTAGCAAATATCAGCCATCGTATCAGGTGGTAACTTACCAACAAATTCCGCAACCTGTTCCCTCTCGTCAAAATCAATTATCTGAAATGAACTGAAATCCTCACTGTCACCCCTACTTACGTCAACCCCCATAACATACTTATGACCCTCAACAGGTTCTTTCCATATCCATAGAGCATTACCCATCATTTTATTTTGAGGTGGCCTAATCATGTTTTCCCTAATATCTTGTAGTAAATTAGAATCAAACACATTATCACCAGAGCCTAAAAAATTACATTCTAACTCCTGAGAAACCTTTCGTTTATCATACTTTAATTTTTTAACCATACCTTCAAACCAATCTGAACATGGTTTATAACCACCATCCATTATTGATTTTAATTCCTCATAGTCTCTAGTTTCAAATGGTATATTAGTCCAACTAATAATATCTTCTTTAGAATATTCTTCCTTGTTAAGTAAGTAATGAATAATGTCTTTTGTTTTAACCAGATATAAATCTTTAGTATATCTAGGGTCTCTAAACCAATACATTTCAGAAATCTTAAAGTCATTCATATTCCTATTAGCTTGGTCATAAATTTCATAGTATATTGGGTCAAATCCGTTTGGGGTTGATACTACAATTACTTTACCTCCCGTAGACAAGGAGGCCATACAAGCGGCCCAAAAATCACTATCAGCCTCGATAAACGCTGCCTCGTCAAAAATTAATATTGTTGGTGTAAAACCACGAAGTGCGTCTTTTGATGTTGCAACTGCCTTAACTTCACACCCATTATTTAGTTTATAATGTTTTTGTGAGTTTTTATCCGCAGAAAAATCAATACCAACCCAAGAAGGCCACTGTCCAACAAAAGCCCTAATTTTATTAGCCATTTCAAGAGAAGTATCAAGTTTGTTGGCAATAATTAGAATTTTTTCAGGTTTGTTTTTTTTAGCAAATGCCAATCTTTTTGAAACCCAAGCTGCCGTTACTGTCGATACACCTGCTTGTCTGTATTTTAACGCAATGTTTTCATTATAATTTTCGTAGTCGTCAAGCAAACTAATTTGGTCAGGGAATAGTTCTAATGGAACATACTTTGACACTGTATTGTCATAGGTTTGTAAATATGTCTTAAGAGCATAAGGAGTGTCCTTCATGCACCTAACATATTCTATCATTACTTGTTCTTTTGTCATATTCCTATAAATATCAAACCCCCGATAAACGGGGGTTTTTATTTTTAAAGACCTAAATCTGCTAGATTTATGTCATCCAAATCATCATCATCCCATTTACTTGCTTCATCCTCATATTCTTGTTTTTTTAAATCTGAAACAATTTCATCAACCATCCTTTGAACCGCTTTATTTGCCGATGGGTCTCCGTTCAAAACACTTTTTGCAAATTTGAAAAAATCTTCAGCTGGTAGTTTTGAAAATCTCATAAAGAGGTAGTGTTGTATGTGTCTCTTATCTTCGTCAAATAACTCTAATGGGTATGACGCTTGGAATTTTTCCCAGAATATTGGTCCCAATCTCATATCCCAAATCTCAGCAGGAAGAGTGTCTTCGGCACCCATAATCATTTCAGCTTGTTTTGGGTCATCAGGTAATCCGTGTGTTCCGAATATATCATAAACACCTTTAATAAGTTCATGTACTAATAATGGAAATGTTGCGGCTCTTGCCTTAACTGTTGGTGGGTCTGTTTCGATATCTACTTCAGATTGACCAATTTGACCTTCACCTGATGCTGCCATACCCTCCATGTCCGGCATAACCCAATATAAGTGGTCCATAAGTGATTGGTTTACCCCATATAAATTAGCAAGTTCAGGGTCTAATCTATCAAGTTCATCTCTAACTAATTCAAACATGTAATGCCCTTTTTTAGACGCCCCCTGTATTAAAGAATTAATGAATCTTCTTTTAGCTTTTTCTAAATTAAATTTTTCAAATTCGTCTACAAAATCTTCAAGCTCATCTTGGTGTTTAAATGCTTGTTTAACATCTTGTTGTTTTGGTTCTTGAGGTTGTTGTCTCATTCCTTCAGCTGATGACATTGGTCCCATAACTAGTTTTGCATCAAACTGCATTGCTCCTTCAGGAATTGACATTTCTTTTTTTACCAAATCAACCGCTAATCTTTCCAAGTATTCTTTATGTTGGAACTGTATTCTACCAACTTGTTGTAATGACTGCATAGCCATACCCATAAGTTGCATTAATGGGTTTCTCCCCTGAAGCGGAGCGGTTGTACCTAAATATCTTCTAACATTATCAACAGAATCTTTAAATCTTTTTGAGGAAACTAACTCAACGAAATCTCTGTCACCAATAGGCATTGCCGGATGTTTTGAGAATGGGGTTTCTTTACCTGTAATTTTTCTTTCGATATTTGGGTCCATTCTTTCAGGACCTTCATAATCTATTGGAGCTTCATTTAAGACTCTTTTAATAGTTTTTAACAAATCATTTTCTTTTCTTGTTAAACCCTCAGTCATCAACTTCCTCTCTAAAGTTGATTTTTTCTTCAAGATTTTTTCCATTTTAATGTTATGACTCATAATTATTTTAAATTAATTCCTATTGAATCAAAGCTCATCCAATCAGGTAGTTTACCCGCCTTTGGAGCTGGTTTATGTTTTGGTTGATACGGGGTATCTTTTTTTGGTTTTGATGGGGTATCAACATCAGGTTTAACCGGTGTTTCAACCTCCTTTTCTTTCGCCTTTGGTGCTGGTTTATGTTTTGGCTGATACGGGGTATCTTTTTTTGGTTTTGATGGAGTATCAACATCAGGTTTAACCGGTGTCTCAACCTCTTTTTCAGATTCTATAATCGTTTTAATAAAATCTTTTTTGCTCATTTTTGGTGGTATATTTTTCTGAATCATGTTCATAATACTTTCTTCTAATTTTTGTTCAAATGTAGGTCTAAAACTATTTCCCACACCCTTACTAACCGCGGCGGTATTTACACTTGCTAATTTATTAAAATAATCTTTAAATGAAAAATCTTCGTTAGTTTCTTCTTTCTTTTCAGGTAATTTTTTAAAATCTTTGGTTGATTTAGCAAATTCTTTTGCCATTTTACACCATTTTTTTTGTTCTTTAGTTTTACCATCACCGCACTTAGCAAAAAACAATTTTTGTTGTGATTTAGATTCAAACTTTTCCTGTAAATCATCACTCATTGCTAAACCTAAATCAGGGTCTTTTTCACTAACCGCTAATGCAATATCATCATTTTCTAAATCATCACTTTCATTTGTAGTAGTAACAATCGCTTTACCATTTTGATTTTTAACCACATAATTACCAACCGCCATTTCTTTACCAGGGTCAATTTGATATTCTTTGGTTGTTTTTTGAATTTCTTTAACACCTGGTGGAGTTTGCTCTTTAGTTTCTATTTTAGATTCTTCCAATCTTTGATATAGAGCATTTATCTGATTTTCAGTTAATTCAGATAAAGTAGAACTGTTTAGTCCCGCGTTAATTAAAGATAATATTTTATTATTAGGTTTCATAAACTACTTTTTTTTCAAACTCCAAAACTATATCTCTTTCATAGAGTTTATTTTTAACATCTTCTTCTTTCTCACCAAAACGAAATACTAATCTTTTCTTCAAATCAAAATTAATATTTTCGTTTTCATCCTCCCAAGATAAAGCAATTATATCATCAATTGCATCTATCATTGAAAAAAAATCGGAGTTCTGTATAACCGACATTTTAATTTC